GGTTACGGAATATAATCTGTGTGTCACTATCCTTCGTATAAAACCAAATTAACCGGACGATCATAGGCTCGGTGGTTAAATTTTGAAGATGCACCTTGGTAGAGAACCCCGTAGTAATAATCGTGGTTCCTAGTCGACGGAGCTTCGAGTAATATCCCTGTCCCGAAGATACATCTAATTGAGTAACACGTGCGATAGCAGTCGTGTCTAGAGTCTGGTCATTGATGGTTTCACTCGTGACCAAAGTCTGCCAACGTTTTGATTCGTGGCTTTTGAGGGCCGCTCGTCTTACACGTGTACCCCAAGTGGATTTGCGTCTGTACGTTCTTCGACGTCTGTACATGACACGTCGTCTGTACATTGGCCGCATTGTCCGTTTCATGGGAATAATCCGGCGGCGTTTGTTCGCGCCGCTCTTGCGATATGATGATTGGAACATGTTATCCCAGGCGCTCCAAGTGCGAGTGTCGTAACCACTGAAATGTTGTGAGGATTGATCTGCTAGAAGACCACCTGCTCGTGATGCAAAGAATCGTGCTGGTCCAGTGGCGCCACCTATTCCTGACGATACAAGGTCGTCTTCGATGAACTTCACGATGGGTCGTGTCCAATTGTGGCGCATGACTAAAATGTGTACATTTTTGTTCGTGACTCTCCGGGTCCCGAGTCGTGGCAGGACTGGTTCTAGTATTACCCAGTCCTGCTCCGCTGCCCGCGGCCCGCACAAATCTCATGATGCCGCATGTACCGCAATATACTCGCTTCTGTTTCACGTTAAACAACTACACTCCCGATGACATCCAACATCTCGAATCTCTCTGGTCGAACCCCGATAACCACATCACTTATCTTATCCTCGGACGAGAAACAGGCGATTCTGGGACTCCTCATATTCAAGGATTCGTCGTCTTCTCTCGCAAGCGTACTTTTGCACAGGCTAAAGCTCTTCTCTCTGAACGAATTCATATCGAGAGTGCTAGAGGTTCTACCTCGCAGGCTGCCGAGTACTGTAAGAAGGATGGAGCCTACACGGAGTTCGGTACGATACCAATCAGTGGCAAGACAAACTATCTCGAGGATTTCTTCAAGTGGGCTGACCAGTTCCACGAAGACCATGGCCGTATACCGACTGCTAGAGATGTCGCTCTCGAACACCCAGTCGTACTCACCCGACATCGCAACGTACTTGACGTGCTTGAGAGTAGAGCTCCACCGCCGGCTTTGGTTACTAACCCTCGACCCCGACCTTGGCAACTTGAGTTGGAAGAGCATCTTACCGACGACTCTCCCGACGATCGAACCGTAGAATTCTTTGTCGATCCAAATGGTGGTAAGGGGAAATCTTGGTTTCAACGTCATATGCTTACTAAATATCCTGATCGTGTTCAAATGCTTGCTCCTGGGAAACGCGATGACCTTGCTCACACTATTGATATTCAGAAATCTATCTTCCTGATGAATGTTCCGAAGACTCAGATGGAGTTTCTTCAGTATTCGATCCTAGAGCAATTGAAGGACCGTACGGTTTTTTCTCCGAAATACACGTCGAAGATGAAGGTTCTATCGGCTCCTGCTCATGTGATAGTCTTCTCTAATGAACACCCGGATATGGAAAAGATGTCTGCAGATAGGTACAAAATAACGATACTAGATTAAACGGTCTAAGGAGGCGAGAGCCGACCTAGCCCCTGCTGTGAACCAATCACACCTGCGAGTTTGTTTCTATTGCCGCGCGCCGTAGGCGCGACACGCGAGCGCAAGCGAGCTATGTCCTTAAGGGTCTTTGAAATAGAGAATATGTTGGTGTTGAGCCAACAATACATCTGCTGCTCCTCCGCCTCCACCTGTGGAGAAGGGTGCACCTTCTTTATTGAAACAGATGATACCGAAGTGTACATCGTAATCTTGCTGTCCTACTCCCTGAGTTTCTCCGGAATTGAACTTCATTACTTTTTTGAATGGAAGCCAGAACTTAAGCAATTTATTATCAGTACCCATTGTTCCCGCCTCTTTTTCGCTTAATTGAAGAGTAACGGATTTAAGAATCCGGGTATTGACATTCCCGAGTTGAGCGACCATTTTCTGGAAATATGTCCCAAACCCGGAAATTTGAGTTCCTGTTTCCGTATTAGGGTTACGGAATATAATCTGTGTGTCACTATCCTTCGTATAAAACCAAATTAACCGGACGATCATAGGCTCGGTGGTTAAATTTTGAAGATGCACCTTGGTAGAGAACCCCGTAGTAATAAT